ATGCGACGCCGACAGTGGCGAAACAGGTCCTCGTTTCTGACAGGGACCGCCATGTCATCGCATTCGGCTGTGACCCACAGGCTACACCTGGAACACAGGACCCGCTGACCATTCGGTTCTCGAGCCAAGAGAGCCTGACGGACTGGGCTGCGACGGCGACCAACACGGCGGGAGAGTTGCGCCTTGGATCTGGGTCCGAGATCGTGCGGGCCGTTGAGACGCGCCAGCAGATCCTCGTGTTCACGGACACGACGCTCTACTCGATGCAGTACCTCGGACCTCCGTTCACTTTCGGGGTTGGGTCTATCTCAGAGAACATCTCAATCCTGAGTCCGAATGCGGTGGTGGCCGTTGATGACGCCGTCTTCTGGATGGGCAACAACGAGTTCTACGCCTACAGCGGCCGTGTCGAGAACCTGCCCTGTTCGGTGCGTGATTACGTCTTCGACGATTTCAACCAAGATCAGGCGCTGAAGGTTGCGGGCGCGCTCAACTCCGCGAACACGGAAATCTGGTGGTTCTATCCGTCGGCGAACAGCCAGACCAACGACCGCTATGTGGTGTTCAACTACGGCGAAAAGGTCTGGTATTACGGGACAATGCCGAGAACGGCATGGATCGACCGCGGGATCTTCGACAACCCTATTGCGGCATCCAGCGACCACTACCTCTACTATCAGGAACTGGGCTTCGACGACGGCAGCACAAACCCCGCTTCGGCGATCACGGCCTACATCGACTCAAGCCCCATCGACATCGGTGATGGGCAGCAGTTCATGTTCATCAGCCGCCTGCTTCCGGACCTGTCGTTCCTCAATTCGACGTCAGCGTCGCCGACAGCGACATTTACGACAGCGGTGCGCAACTACCTGCAGGGCGGAACCACCGCGTCTACGGTATCGACGTTCACTCCGTCTACCGAGCAGTTCTTCTTGAGGTTGCGTGGCAGGCAGATGACGCTCAAGGTTGAGTCGACCGGGGCCGGGATGACCTGGCGCCTTGGTTCTCCGCGCTATGACATCAGACCTGATGGCCGTCGATGAGCAGTAGAAACGTCCCTCTTCCGTACTTCCCAATCCCTCCCGGGCAGTACAACCCTGCGTACTTTGCGGAGATCATCCGCGCATTCTCCGTATATCTTGCGCAGCAGCAAAACCCCGGCGAAGGCAGAAACACCTTCATCGTGCTCACGGCCCTGCAGACGGATGACGTGGGCCTTGAGACGGGAGCCTTGTTTCAGCAGGATGGTTTTGTTAAGATCACGTTGCCTAATACGCCTCATGTCCGAGGGGTTGCTGCAACGGGCGGCGTTGGTTCAGTAACGGTGAACACACCATGAGTCTTGCTTCTTCAATCGGCGGTCTGATCGGCTTCATGACGGGCGGTGCGGGTGGCGCGGCCCTCGGCTCAATCGCCGGTGGCCTGCTCAGTGGGGACATCAAGAACCTCGGGGACGCCCTGTCCACGGGCATCGGATCGCTGTTCACGGGCGGTACGATGGGGAAGACCGGGTTCGCCATGGACGTACTCAGTGCCATGGGTGGTGGCGACAACCAAGCGTCTGGCCGCAACCTGCTGTCGATGATGACAGGCGGGGCGAACGCACCTGCGGCTGGCGGCGGCGCGCAGCAGGTTCGTCCGGGGATGGCGGGTGCGCAGCAGGGCATCGCCAACCTGCTCAGTGCGACAGGCATGAACAACCCGCTTGGCATGGCCATGCTGCTGCAGGCTTTCGAGCCGAAGGGCAGTCTGATGACGCCGCTGCAACAGCGGCAGATGGAGACGGGTGAGCGGCTTCCGGACTATGCGGGCACTGCTGCTCCGGACTACCGCTACATGCCCAACGTCCAGATGCGTGCGCAGGGCGGCTTCATCGAAGGACCGGGGACCGGAACCAGCGATTCGATTCCCGCGATGATCTATCAAAACGGTGGTCCGGTCCAAGAAGCGCGGCTCTCGGACGGTGAGTTCGTGATGACGGCGGATGCCGTTCGCGGCGCTGGCGGCGGCAACCGCAACAAGGGTGCGGCTCGGATGTACGAACTGATGCGTCAGTACGAGAGGATGGCGTAATGGCCACACCCGATCAGACGATCCTGCAGCAGCAACAGACGCTGCTTCCCGAGTATCAGGAGCGGTTCCTCAAGGACCTGCTTGCAAACATCTATCAGACGGATCCGACGACCGGGAGAGTTAGCGGAATTGCGGCGGTAAGCCCGCTGATGGGCGTTCCGCAGTTCGATGCGCAGGGAAACCCGATCTACAAGACGGATCCTCGCACTGGACAGCCGATGGTTGACCAGTTCGGCAAGCCCATTCAGGAAGTCGTCGGCGGAGTTCCGCGGCCCGACATCATCACGTTCACGCCTGCGCAGGAGCAGGCCATCCGCATGATGACGGAAGGTGGCATCGGCCTCTATGAGCCGATGTTCCAAGCGGCACAGGAAAGCCTTGGCGGGGGACTTGGTGCCTTTGGCGAAGGCCGCACGGGTCTGGCTGCGACGACCGGGGCCTACGATCCTCGGTCCTATCGCGCATACTACGACCCGTTCGTAGAGGACGTCATCCGGACGACCGAAGCAGATATTCAGCGTCAAGCGGACATCGAGCGCGGTCGCATTGGTGCGAGTGCTGTTCAGGCTGGTGCCTTTGGTGGTTCGCGGCAGGCTGTGGCGGAGCAGGAACTGGCTCGCAACGCGGCGCAGCAGATGGCGCAGACGGGGGCGCAACTCCGTTCGGCAGCGTTCACGGGTGCGCAGCAGCAGGCCCAAGGCGCGTTCGAGAATCAAATGCAGCGCGGCCAGACAGCGGCGCAGATCTTTGGCCAACTCGGTCAGGGCATCGGCCAACTTGGCGTGCAGCAAGCCGCACTGGGCGAGGCGGCGCAGGCGGCAGCGCAGCGTGACGTCAACGCGCTCTTCAACATCGGCGGTCTTGAGCAGGCGCAGCGTCAGTCGGAATATGACGTGCAGCGTGCTGCGGCAATCGAGCAGGCGTACGAGCCCTTCCAGCGGTTCTCGTACATGTCGGACATCCTGCGCGGGGTTCCGTCAACGTCCTCCACCATTGCTGCAACAAGCGTTCCTCGTCCGAACCCTGTTGCGTCAATCTTTGGCACCGCGCAGGCGCTCAGTTCGATGCCAGGCGGCTCTGCAGGCGGCATTCTCGGCGGTCTTCTCAATCCAAGCGGTGCGCGCTGATGAGAGATGAAGTCTACAACAGAGCCCTGTTCCGCCGCGGAGCAAAACTGCGTCAGGGGACCGAGGTCCGTGGTCCAAGCGGTATTCTGGCGTCGTCCCCTGAGTTGATGCAGGCAGCGATGCCGAGGCGGTTTCAGGACGGTGGACTTGTTCCTGGCATCATGTCTAACCCGCTGCAGATGATGGCGATGGGCGCCGCGCAGGCGATGATGCCGCGTGGGCAGCGCGTTCCTGAGACAACAGGCGGTCTGATGGGCGCAGAGGGCTTTGATGTCGGTGCCGTCGACATCACGCAAATGCCTGTCGCTCCTCGGCCCACGGCCCAGAATCGCGGCATTGAAGAGATCCAAGCAGCCATTGGAGACAATCCGGAGGCGCAGCAGCGGTTCGGCAACGTCATCAGCACGGCGCGAGATCCGGAATCCACGCCAGAGGATCTGCAAGGCGCGATTACCAGTGCTGTTGGTGCTCCGAACACGGAAGAGGGTTTGAAGGAAACCTACGAATACGTTGCAGGGGAACCGGCACCTGAGGGCGCAACGGTTGATGAGCTCAACAAGGCCATCATGGGCGCAGCTCTTGGCGGCGCTATTGGAGGGCCAGGCAGTCTTGCGGAGCGGATTTCGAAGGCCGTCATCGGTGGCCTGACGCTGCAGCGTGAGCAAGCTTTGGCGCGAGAGGCGGCAGCTGCGGTTCCGGGCGTGGACATGATGTCCGCACTTTACAGCGACAGCGTCAAGGACCTTGATACGAAGTTCTTCGGCAAGGTTCCTCAGTACATTCCGACGCTGCAAGGATCTCTTGGTGGGGCAACTCCAATCATCGCTGGGGATCAGGACCGCATCGTCACGCTGTACAACAACGCCATGGACGAAAGTGACCGCCTGCTTGGCCTGAGCGCAGAGGCGGAAAGTCTTCTTGAGACCGACGACATCGCCGGATTTGAAGGATCTGCGAGCCGCTTCTTGTCTCGTGCGGCGTCGGCGATTCCTGACCCGATTGCATCGGCAATCGGCATCGACAAGGAAAACCTGCAGGTCAGCGGGGCTCAACGATTTGACGTCATCCAGCGCACCCTTGCGGCACAACTCGCGCCCATGCTTCTCGGCGAAAGCGGCCGTACGATTTCGGACGGCGACCGTCGTCGCGTCGCCGAACTGCTTGGCGTTGTTACGGACGACAAGGACGGCCTTGGTCTCAACATCACAGGCCTCACGGCCGGTGCATTCAGGAGCGAAGCGGAACTGCGGGAGGCAATCCGCGAGGTTCAGGGCATCCTCCAACGCAATCGGCAAGAGGTCGAGTCTGAGTTCACGACACTGGCGGCTCGGATACCGGGTCTACGAATCGAACGTCCTGAAGCACCCGCGGCAACTCCTGCCGTTCCTGCCGCTCCTGCCGCTCCTGCCGCTTCGCCTGCCATCGTTCTGACGGAAGAAGACCTCAAGATATACGGGGGCTGATATGGTCGACGTAACGCTCCCGAATGGTCAGGTCCTCTCGATGCCATCGGTGACGGACCCAGAGCAGGCCAAGCGCATTGCTGCGAATTACTACCGCAAGAACTTTGCGGCCCCTGCGGAAATCGACCGCAGCGGGGTGAAGGACTACGGGATTCGTAACTACCTGGCCAAGGCAGACAACGACGAAGAGTACCGTCTGCGCCTTGGTCAGATGGGCTTCACTCCGGACATGTATGTGGCAGACCCGCAGGGCGGCTATGCACTCAACTTGGACGCGATACCGGCAAACCTGAAGCGCCAGTATGGGCTGGAAGGAACAGGTCTTCGTGCGATTGAGGACGAAAAGGCCTTCACCAAGCAAGACATCACGGAGTTCTTCTCCGCGTCGGCTGGACCCCTGACCGGCAGTATCGCGGCGAGTTTGGCGGCAACAGGTGTCGGCATTCTTCCGGCGATGGCGGTTGCTGGAGCAGGTGGCGCTATCGGTTACTTGATGGATGAGGGCTTTGAGTACGCCAGTGGCGTACAAGCGGAGCCCATTGCTACGGTGGGACGGCAGGCGGCTCTAGAGGCTGTGGCCGCAGGTCTTGGAGAGGGTGGTGGACGGCTCCTTTCTGCGGGCCTTGCGCGTCTCATCAAAGGCCCCGGAGGGGACGCCGCAAATGCGGCTCGACTTGAGATCCGTGCCGCACTGGCAGAAGGTGCTCGGCCCACGGTCCGTGCGGCCAACACCTCGCCTATTCTTGGGCGTCTGCAAGCATTCTACGAGGGCGTTTTCCCGAACAAGGCTGCGGCTCAACAGAATGCGGATGCGGTGCTTCAACAGATCCAGAAGACCCAGCAAGAGCGTGGCATTACAGGGGAGTTTGATTACGCTTCTCTGCGCGGAATCATCAACAAGGACATCGAACGGATCTACGGAACCCCAGAAGGTTTGCTGAAGACGGCGGAGGACAACCTCCGCAACGTCGTCGATGTCGAAGTCAACAAACTAAAAAACCTCTTTGGAGCGCCGGATCCAAGGGGGGCTAGGCCCATTGCCGAAACACTCGACATCGCGAAACGTGCGTTTGATGAGGATGTCGATGCCATCTACGGCATGGCGAACCAGAAACTTGGAAGACAGCCAATCGTCAATGTGCAGCCCGTCAAGAAGGCTCTTGAGGGCATTATCCGCGACAACCCGGCCATGGGTCTCGAAAGCACCAAGTTTGGCCGCTTCGTCACCGAGATGCCTGAGATTGTTGACGTCTATACGGCCAACAGTCTACGGACGATGCTGAACCAAGCATCATTCGATCCAAGCCTTGTCGGAGCAGTAGACAAGGCAATGCTGACTCGGATGAACAACTCGCTTCAAGAGGCCTTCCGACAGACCGAAGCAATGGCTGCGGGTGTGGTAAACACCAAAGGTCCCATTCGTGGGGCGGATGGCCGTTTTATGTCCAAGGCCGAGTTTGCGCAGATGCGTGAAGGGTTTGATCTTCTTCGCAAGGCGCAGAGGTTCTACACGAGCGGCATAGATCGGTTCAAGCAGGTCCAGTCGGAGAACCTGTTCCGCAAGTTCCGCGAGAACACGAACTTCAACCCGGAAGACATCGTCAACCCGAACTTCGGTCTTCTGGTCCCGAACAACGGAGAAGGCATACGCCGGTTCCTGAACTCGGTTGTACCGTCTGGGCGCGCGGCCCTTGAACCTCCTGCCTCACTGCTTGATGTAGTGCCCGACGCACAGATTCCGCAGCCAAATGGCACAACACAATCTCTTCGCGACGTTGTGGCATCCCTTCCGGATAACGATCCGCTGAAGGGGTACTACACCGAGCTCTACAACGACAAACTGCGCTTCGGGCAGCGGATCGCACAGGCTCGTGGGCAAGGCGTTGAAACGCGCGAGGCTGTTCGTCGTCAGATCGCGGGCATGTACCTCAATCGGATGTTCACTGAGAACACGGATGTCCTTGGACGGATATCTGCGGAGAAGGTCTCAGAGAAGATCAATGCCTTGGGAAGCACCGCCAGGACGCTCTTCGGGAAGCAGTTTACAGAGGTGCAGAGTGCGCTCAAGGACATGGCCACTCTTGGCCGAAACATAGACGAAAGGGATCTGGTTCGTCTGGCGGGTATGCCCATTACAGACCAGATCTCGGCCATCAACTCGCTGACAAGGCAAGTGAAGGACCTGAAAGGCATCAACCTGATGCGGGTTCTGGAGCAGTCTGCGGCTGACGGTGATGCAAACCGTGTCCTGAACGCGGTGCTGAAGCCGAACAACGTGAGCGCGGTCAAGGCGGCGAAGGATGTTCTAGGGGACCAGTCTCCCACGATGGAACTTGTCCGCGATCTTGCAGTTCGAGACATCCTAGCAAAAGCCGCGGATGGAGGGGACGATTTCGTCACTGCCGTTCTGTCTGGGAAGAACGCCAAGGCCATTGAAACGGCGCTCAACGGATACGGACGAGCAACTCTAAACGAACTCCTCGGAGCAGACGTGGTTGACGGTCTGTACGCACTTGCTCGTTTCTCGCGTATTGCGTCAAACGAACCGATAACAGGCTTGGGTGGCCTGTCCGCAGCGCAGGCTGTTCAGTCGCTAGGGGCGCTCTCCTTCGTCCTCAAACCGCTTGAAACCCTTGTGAGCATTGTTGGCCTTCAGGCCATGTCCAAGTTGCTGCGCACAAAAGCGTTCCTGAACCTGATTACACGGCCGACAGGAGTACGCCCTGGGGCCGGTGTAGACTACGATCAGGTTGGACGGGCGCTTGAGATGGCTTGGGAGATCACTGGGCAGGTCTCAGCGCAAGGCGTGTCTCAGGGGCAGCAGGCTGCAAGCCAGCGTGTCGAACGCATGCAGCAGCAAGTCACTACGCAAGGCCTGCCTCAAGTGCAGATGCCCACGGCGGCTCCGACGTTCCAGTTCACGCCGCCGCCTCGGCTACGTCCGGTCTTCAGTGGTGGGGCGGGTGCGGGGGCGACGGCCCCACGCGCGCGGCCTGCGGAACTTCTTGGGAGCAACCCGATTGATGCGGCGAAAAACGCGGCTATTCAAGCGCGTCAGTCTCCCTGATCGAGTTCCACCTTGAGTTGAACCTTGACGCCGTTGCCGCCAAGCAGGCGGATGAGGTTGTCTGCCTCTTCCTCGACCAGTTCAAGGGCCTCGTCGCCTTCAAACTGGGACGCCATGTCCAGCGCAAGGCCGATGAAGTTGATGAGGGCCTCGATCTGCATGGGGTGCATGTCCTTGATCCCCAGCGATTTGAACTCCTGCTTCAATCGACTTCTCCCCAGTTGCTCGTAAGTGCCACGTCTACCTTGGATGGTACCTTGAGGACGTGCCCAAGTCCATTCTCCATGATGTCCGTGATCCGTTCCGACTGCACGCCACTTTCCACTGAAAAACAAAGCTCATCGTGGACCGTGAGCATCGGAACTAGGCCCTCCCTGTGACAATCTGCCATAGCCTGCTTGTTCTGGTCGGCCGCTGAACCTTGGATCAGCTTGTTGAGCGCCTTGTAGGTGAACGCCCGACGTAGCGCCAAACCATACTCCTTGCGGGCTTCCTCCAGAGGCAGCGGCTTGTTGTAACCGAACTTCGGCTCCCACAGGTGGAACCGGCATTTGCGGCCGAGAAGCGTGCGAATCGACCCGTACTTCTCGGCCTGCTGTGACGCCACCTCGGCCAGGCCCTTCACGAAGGGGACGCGCTCGTGGTGCGTGGCAAGGAGCGTCTCCGCCTCCTCCGTCGAAATGCCCAGTTGGTTGGCCAGTTTTGCCTTGCCCATGCCGTACATGATGCCGAGGTTCACAACCTTGGCCTGCTTGCGGCTGATGCCTGCCAGATCGGCCACCATTTGGTGAAGATCGACATCTTCGGTATGATAGCGCCTGACGATGTCATCCACCATCGAGTGCTTCATCCCATCAGGCAGGCTCGCAGCCCAATGGACCAAGAGCCGAGGTTCTTGGGACGAGTAGTCGTAAGACCCCCACCGGCATCCTTCTTCCGGGAGGAACAGCCCTCGGATCAGGGCCTTGATCTCCGGGTCACGGGCCGGGATCTGCTGGAGGTTTGGCGATGAGGACGAGAACCGACCAGTCACCGTGCCACCGTCGTCGCTGCGCAGCTGGTGGAACTCGGTGTGGATGCGTCCCTTATGCTCGTGGCGCATGATCGTCTCGATGAAGGTCCCGTCCGCCTTGTCGAACTCCCGCAACTTCACCAACGCGCGGCACAGCGGGTGCGGGTGCGCGTTCAGATACTGCTTCGTGAAAGACGGAGCGCCCTTGTCGGTCTTGGGATACTCGAGGTTGAGGGCATCGAACATCTTGGCCACAGAGGCGCTGGCCCAAGGATCGATGTCCACGCCGCTCTTGTCCTTTATCATCTCACGTAGGTACTTGGTCCTTTGACGCAACGCCGCCTGCGCCCGCTCTGCCCCGTCCAGATCGACACGGACACCGCGCGCCCGCATCTCAACCATGAGCGGGATGAGGCTGGTCTCGAGGTTCCAGATGTTCCAGAGGTCCTGCTGATCGAGTTCGATGCGCAGGCGCTCCCATAGTTTCAGCGTCAGGACGGCATCCTGCTCTGCGTAGCCGCCGACGTACTTTGGCGGCAGGCGCCACATCTCGCTCTTGGGATCGAACCCCCACTCCTTCGCCGCAGCGCGCAGGAGCCTCTCGTCCTTGCGCATGTCGACGTAGTCCTTGCCGAGGTTGTTGAGGCTGTAGGACCAGCGGTTCTCGTCGACGATGGCGCCTGTGATCATCGTGTCGATGATCCGGCCCTCGATGTTGACCCCCTCAGCTCGCAGCCACCCGGCGTCGTAGGTGGCGTTGTGCATGATCTTGTCGATGTGCGGCGTGGCCATCTGCTTCTGCAGCCACCGCATGGTCATCTTGGGGTCGAGGTTGTGGCCATTCTGGTGGCGCATGGGGAAGTAGCCGTAGTAGTCGCCTGCGGCTACAGCCACCCCGACAATGTAGCCGTCGTTGCGCGCCCACCCAGGACCAAGAGTGGTCAGGTTCGGGTCGTAGGTCTCAAGGTCCACGGCGATCTGCTTGTACCCGGTCAGATCCGGGTACTCGGACGGCATGAACCAGTCGACCTCGACGTCCTCGAAGAGATCAGGTTGCCGCATCCATGATCTCCCCTCCGCAGGCCAAATAGCCACAGCCGTCCACCCAGTTGTCTACATGCTTGGGGTTGCTGCTGATGCGCGCAACCTTGAGCAGCGTCATCATCACGGCAACATCAGCGGGGTGTACCTCAATGCCAAGGTAGATGGTCCAGTACTCGGCAATGGTGCGGAAGTTGTCTTCCATGTTGCCATGATCGGCAGCTCGGTCCTTTGTGACGTACTGCTTCGCGGTGTCGAGAATTTCTGCCCGTTTCATATGTCGTACCTATACTTGCGGTCTGTGTCCAAGATGTGGAGGTTTTTGCGGGTACGCGTCACGCCAACATAGAAGACGCGGTGTTCGTCATCCTGATCGGGGCTGTTGGCGCATGCCTGCGTGGTTCCAAGATACACGACGCAGTTGTCGTCTTCACCCCCTTTCATCGAGTGCATCGTCGATAGTTTGATGCGCGGCTCGGCAAAGATGTTCTCCCCACGACGCTCCAGAGCAGCGATGTAAAGACGCTCGTCGTCCGTCATCTTGATCACGGACAGCGCATCTTGGTGCTTGGGAGCCAAGAGACCGTACTCGCGCGCCAGATCATCGTAGGTGTACTGACCCATTGGGTCAGCCGCATCCAGAAGCACACCAGACCCCCGGCGCAGCGCCGCAGCAGGCCCCTGCTTTGGCAGGTTCTCATACAGATTCTTGATGGACGAAACGTCGAGCGATCCGTTTTCCTGAAGGGTACGCCAAGACTTGATCGCCTCGGCCAACTTGACACGCAGAGACTGGTTCCCCTTGACGCTGTAGAGGTATCCCGAAGACTCAAACCAGTCCCGGAACATCGTCAACGCGCTGTTCGTCCGGGCCATCACCGTCCAAGATCCGCGTTCAAACGGGATCGTGTCGATGGTCATGTGATGCGTGTAGGACCCCTCCTCGTCCGTAGGGTAGTACTCCTTCGGCACACGGCTCC